AGACTTAGCGATCGGGACCACCAATCAGTTCACTGTGACTGCGGCATCGGGCCAGTCTGTTGGCATCTCCGCAGGCCCGGTGGAGATCGACGGCGAACAGCTGTACGTCACGGCGGTTGATCAGACGACTGGCGTCTGCACCCTCGATCCCGGTTTCGGTAGAGGGTATGGCGGTACAACCGTCGCCAGTCACACTGCTGGAGCGAAGGTCATCACGCGCCCGAAGTGGGCGCGGCGGACTGTTATGAAGCAGCTGAACGAAACCCTCGGGGGTTTGTTCCCGGACCTGTTTGGAATTGAGACTTTCACCGGAACCGTTACTTACCCGCTCTATAAGTATGCGTTGCCTGCAGGCGCCCAGTGGATTCTGACTGTCCAGTGGCAAGACCCGATCGGCAACTGGGTCGCAGCTCACTCGTACTCGCTGGACCCGTACGACCAGTCACTACTGCTGGGCGACGGGCCGATGATCGGCAGGCCGCTCCGAGTGCTCTACGCGATCGAGCCCGGGCTGTTCGTTAACGAGAGCGACGACTACGTCGCGACCACCGGACTGCCGCTGAGCACCGTTGACCTCGTCACTATCGGCACGGTCGCCAGGCTGGTTCCCGGCATCGACATCTCCCGAGCGCAACTCACCTCGGTCGAGCAGTCAGACCGCAGCCGGGTTATCCCGCCTAACGCCGGGATGAACGTCGGTAGCTACCTGGAGAAGAAGTTCGCTCAGCGACTGGCTAATGAAGCCAAGTCGCTCCGCCGTGTTTACCGCCCTCGAATTAGACGGGTCTTCTAAAGTGCCTAATACAACCTCACGGCGTTTCTATGCCCTCAACGCTCCCCAGCAGCAGATCTCTGGCCAGATAGCTAGCGGTGCGACGTCCGTCTCGGTCCCCAGTTTTACTGGGTGGCCGACACAGTTCCCGTTCTACGCCGCTCTGGAGATCGGCACTGGCAGTCTTGAAATCGTCAGTGTTACTAACATCGTCGGAACGACTGCCACGATCGCTCGTGGCCAGCGAGGCACAGCTGCTATCGCTCACCCTCTTGGTGCGACCATCGACATGGTTGCGGTTGACCAGGACTACGACGAGGCAAACGCACACTCCTCTTCAACATCAGGGGTGCACGGAGTTGCTGGAGCAGTCGCCGGTCTGACCGACGTTCAAACCCTAACCAACAAGACGCTCGACAAGGCGAAGTTCACTGGCGACGCTGGCACTGAGGCGATCCAGTCGAAGGCAACCGCAGTGGGTGGCAAGGTCTTCTCTGGCCGAAACTCATCCAACGTAGAGAAGTCCTCCATCACCGACGCCGGTGTGGCCAACCTTCTAGGCGGGGCCAACATAGGCTCCGCCGCTCAGCTGACCGTTGACAGCGTTGGCAACCTGGCTACGTCTGGAGCAGTCCAGGGAGGCACGCTGGCTGCAGTCGGGGCAGCCTCAGTTGGGGCTGGACTTACCGTAACTGGTGCTACGACCAGCCTTATCAGCTTCAAGCAGTACGCCAACGAGGCAGCGGCCGGTACGCCCGCTACTGGCTCCGTCGTTTACCTCACCGCACCTACCGGGTCTGGCTACACTGCAGGGCTCTTTGAGTACACGGGCACGATCTGGCGACCAGTACAGGTCGCGCACGACGGCTTCGACGCCATTTCCGGGTCGCCCACCTACTCAACCCCGATTAACTCCACTCCGACTAACGCGACCATAGCCAACGTGACGGTGCCAGCCTGGGCAACGCAGGCGATCTGCCGTCTCAACGTCGTTAACGTGCTGTCCGCCGCTACCGAGCCGAACGTCTCTCTCCAGCTACTGGTTGGTTCTGCCGCTGGCGCCGGGAGGCGCATCCTTGGCCACTCGTCAGCTACTGGGCGATTCTCGTTCGGTCGCAGCGAACGGGTGACGGGCCTGACGCCCGGTTCTCAGTCGGTGGCACTGAAGTGCCAGTGGCTAGCGGGGACCAGCGTTTTTTCCCTGGATGCCAACTCATACATCACGGTTGACTTCACATTCCTGCCGTAACGAAGGGGGATATTCGTGCCCGCCACTAAGATCCCTCATAAGATCCCGGTCGGATATGTCGTAAATTCAGGCGTCAGTAATGCCACCAGTGATATCGATACTGGCGGCTACGACATCATGATCGACGGTGTCGGTTTCCGACTGGCAACCGACCAGAACTTCCCGTACGCCCGATCCACCGAACCGTCTACGGTTCAGCGGTTTGATGATTCGGCTGAGCCGAATGAGCACAGCCTTTCAGCACTACCGTGGATCAAGTCGCAGTCGAGCTTCCACGGCGGTGCTGGTCAGCTCAATCTGGAAGCTCCGCTGTCGAGCTTCCAGTACCAAGAGGCGCACGTCGAACACCTCCGGTTCGACACGTCGCTCGGTGTTGATGTCTGGACGCCTGGTCAGGTGAAGCGACTCCCCGACACGACGCTGTACAACTTCGGTTTCACTAGCACCTGCATGGTGACAGCGTCAGTCAACAACATCGACTACGCAATCGTCGGTGGCGCTGGCGTGCTGTATCAGGTGGCGTGGTTGGCGGGGCCGAACGCGGCCCCGACTATCACAGCTATCGATCTGTCGTCCTCCACCTATGGAGGGGCAGCCAACTGCACCATCACGTCACTAGCGACAGACGGCATCAACTACTTCGGCGTCCTGCAGCTGACCGCTGCAGCCGGTGTTGTCGGGCTGTTGACATACGTCATCTCTGGCCCGGTCACCTCCACTGCTGCGCCGAAGGCTATCTACGAGGTTCCCGGGTTCACTGCTGGCCCTAGCCGTGTCAACATGTGCACCAATCCCGGCTTCGAGGTGAGCACCGCTGGGTGGAGTAACGGTGCTGCTGGTTCGTCACTTGCAACCACGACAGCTCATTCGGTCGAAGGAACGCAGAGCATGTTGTGTACCTGGGGCACCAGTGCTGCAAACGCACAAAGTGTGTTGATCAACTTCACCACAGTTATAGGCACGCAGTACACCCTGAGTGCCTATGTCTGGGTTCCTGCAGCTCAACCCCGCATAGCTATAGCCGGGACCAACCCCGGCTTCGCTCCGCTGCCTACAGCGATCAGTCCGCCCACCACGACCAACGGTGCGTGGGAGCGGATAAGTGCGACCTTCACTGCGACGCAGACCACGTCGCAGCTGACGATCCGTGCTTACGACGCACCGACTGCAGGTAATACCTGCTACGTCGATGCAGTGTTGATTGAGGCGACCGGAGTTCTTGGCTCGTACTTCGATGGTGCCACGTTCAGCACCAGCACCTATACCTTCGCCTGGAACGGCGCGTCAGGGATAAGCACTTCGACAGCCTCTCCGATCCTGCAGCCGGTGTCCACACCGGGGCTGGTCGGCTGGAGCAAGGAGCGACTGATAGCTGGCCTCGGGTCAGCGATCTACGAGCTTCCCTCGAATCCCAACGAGCATTCGGCTCTGCCTTCACCGAAGTACACGCACCCGGTTTCGGGTGCGCGGTGGACCGCGATCAGCGACTCTCCAGTCGCCATCCTCGTGTCGGTCAACGTCGGACTGGTGTCGAGCATCCTGAAGTTCACGCTCGATTCGTCAGGCGGTACTCCGGTACTGGCTGGTGGTGCGACTATCGCAGTGCTTCCCCTCGGGGAGCAAGTGGTGAGTATGTCTTCATCGCTAGGTAGCTTCCTCGCTATCGGCACGAACTACGGGATGCGTATTGCCACCTTCGACACCTACACCGGGGCCATGAAGTATGGCCCCCTGTCGGTGAAGACGACACAGCCCGTACTTGCATTGACCAACCGAGATCGGTTCGTCTACGGCGGATACACCAACCAGCAGGCAGACGGCAAGACTGGACTCGTCCGGCTTGACCTCAGCCAAGAGGTCGATAGTGCCGGACGGCTAGCGTGGGCTCCCGATCTTCGCCCACCCAGCTCAGCACCTACAGGGATGGGCGTAGTCAGCGGAGTATCCGTGCTGCCCTACTCGCAGCGGATTGCCTTCATCACTCCTGAAGGTATCCACGTCGAAGGGCCTGGCCCCGGAACGGACGGCAGTGCGTGGCTACGGACTAGCCGTATCCGATTCGGCACTGCGGAGAACAAGCTTTTCAAGCTGGGTTCCGTCAACGGAACCATCGACACGGCCAGCATCCAGGTGACCGGCATTGCGCCGTTCACGTCGGATGTCAACCTGGCGACAGTGGGTCCGATCTCTGGTGGTCAGCCGGGTGAGTTCCGGCTGCCCTCTGGTTTGACTGAGTGGATTCAGCTGAAGTTCAGCTTGATCGGCTCCAGCTGCGTGATGAACAGCTACTACGCAAAGGCGCTCCCGGCGCCGAAGCGCCAGCACCTCATCACCTTCACCGTCAACTGCTTCCTCAACGAGGTAGACCGTGCCGGTATCGAGACGACAGACGTACTGGCGCCTCGTGACCGTCTAGCGAAAGTGAAGGACATTGAGTCGTCTGGCCGTGAAGTTCGCTTCACCGAATTTACCAATACAGGCCCTATAGCTGAGCTGGTCGTTATAGACCAGTGCGAGTTCCGGTCTTATGACCGGCCTTCGCAAGACACCGACTTCGGTGGCTATATCACATTCAAGCTGAGGTCCACCGAGAACTAAGGGGGGCCTAGGTGAGCGGCCAGAGCTGGACTGCAGTAAGCGTAATCGTCGCCATCCTGACCCTAGTCTTCTTTATGTATAAGGAAGCGAGGGAGTCTGCTAGGCGGCGAGTTGAGGATCGAAGATCCGAGATCGAGAAGGCCCAGCAGGAAGTCCGCCAGGAGATGCAAGCTGAGGTCTCCGACCTGCAGCGACAGTTGGCAGATGCGCGCCGTGAGGCTCGCGAGGATGCCCGTCAGTACCTCAATCAGATATCCGAGCTACAGAATCAATTGTGGCGGAGGAGCAGAGACTAATGTCCACCA